TTGAATCCATAAACTTCATAAAAATCTTCACCATCTTTATCAGATACAAGAACTCTATCTTTACCTAACATAGATTTGCAATTAACAATATCTCCTTGACTACCATCAATGGTTATAGTGTCAAAAGTTGTGAGAAGTCTTCCCGTTCCTTTAACAATAATTTGAAATAAAGTCAGAGATTTATCTCCAGATTCTGCAAAGATTTCTCTTTTTTTATCTTTTGATCCACAAATGTAAAATTCTTCACATCTCTTGAAGTATTTCATAATTTTACTCTCCTCATAGGTATCAACTGTTTTTTTCTTGGAAATTTTTCTCTTTCTATTGTTTTACCTAATAATTCGGTAATATCTAAAGGACCATTCCCTACAACTTCACCGTACTGAAGTTGTTTATATCTTTCTATCACCTCCTGACCATGTACTGTTAAAGATTCTAAAAATAATTCCGTATCAAAAAGATCCAACTTATCCAAATCGATTGCAAGCGGTTGAATTTGGTCAATAGATTTTTCTGATTGTGAACTACAAAATTTAACAATGATTTGCTGTGTCTCTGGAAGGTACTCTTCGATCTTTATTAGTATTTTCATAATTTTTTGAAGTTAAATGAAATAGAAACCCTTTTCTCTTGTGATTTATTTCTGGTTACATAGTGGTCTAAGTAACCAGGGAACATATAATAACAACGCTCCCTAGGTGGGAATGAAGATTTATACATTGAACTATCGTATTGATTTAGTCTTGGAACAAATACTAAGTCGCCAGATCCCTCTGGAACAGAGAGATATAAAACTGCTGAAACATATGCTTTACCATGATTATGTGTATTGGTACTCATATTGTAATCATGAATATGACCCCAATAACTGGTGCAAGTAATACCACACCCTGTTGCTGCTTTGAAATCTGTCTGCATTTCAGCAATTATTTCATTCACGATCTCATTATCAGGACAATAAGTATCTTCATACCTAGTGCTCAACATCTCTTCTGAAAGTTTTCTATTAGAGTTGCCTATCAAAATATCGCGAAGAGTTTCTATATCGGTAAAAGTTTTTCCTTCTATGACATCAATTTGTACAATTGTCGTAAACTTTACATCACGCTCAATCATAAATCATCTTCTGCTGGTTGTAACATACCCCAAGAAGTTGCAATATATTTTTCTCCTTTTATTGGTGGATTTCCCCTATGAACGTGAGTAAATCCTGTTGGAAAAATTATAACTCTACCTTGTTTAGCTTCTACTCTTTTGTTGATATATAAAAATTCTGTTTCTCCACCCTCAAATTCATCATTAAGATATGCTTGAACGACAAATTGTCTAGTACAATATGGTATTCTGGCATTTTCATAGTGCCAGTTATGAAATCCACCACCTACGGGAATTTTTTTTGCCTTTACATCATATAACAAAAATTTTGCTTCACCAAAAACGCTATACTTTTTTAGATAGTGATCAACAGATTCTTGAATATATGGTAGAAAATTTGAACCTAACCAGGATCCAGAAGTTGTATGATAATTATGAGATGCGTTAAATGCTTTATGATCTGTTAAATGCTTCTTTGCTCCAGAACTTCCCATCGCACCACATTCTTCAAGTTTATCAATAAAATCGATTAAACTTTCACAATGGTTCTCTGGAATCGCGTCATCATATATCTCGATGAAGTCGTCCATAATAAAATCAAATTACATAATCTAGTTATAAGAGATTATGAATACCCTCCACCATTAACTCCTCCATTTACACTACCACTATTATTAAGATTGTAAGAATTTCCACCTGTAACTAACCAATAACCATTACTTCCTCCGCCACCTCCTCCAGAACGTTCTTCACCTTCACCTCTTTCACCACTCTCACCATCTCCTCCACTTCCACCACCATTTCCGCCACGACCACCTACCGCTTCCTCTTCATCACCACCTTGTCCACCAGAACCACCACCAAAGTCGGAACCATTTGATCCATTTTCTCCATCTGCTTCCCAACCGTTTCCACGGCGTCCACCACTACCAGACGGTTTACCAGCGCCACCGCCGCCACCGCCTCCAGATGCTAATTCATCATCATTCTTATCGCTGTCATAGGCACCGCCACCGCCGCCACCGCCACCGCCACCACCAGCGACAATTCCGCCACTAGCGATGTTAATTGTTACAGGGTAAGCAAGACCTATTGCACTATTTCCATTTCTTCCACTGCCACCTCTTTCATTTTCATTATCAGCACCTTTTCCACCATCACCACCAGCACCTAAAATTCTTCCACCTCCTCCAACATCTATTTGAAGAGTAGTTCCACCATTCCAACTACCTGTTCTAAAAGCAACAACCCTTCTATTATCAGATTTTTGCGATATGATAGTATCATTCACATGCAACATAACTTTAGTTCCAGAAGAATTTGATGGTCTGCTTCTAAATCCACCTACACACCTAACATGATCAGGTCTATTATTATATTTTCTTCTACCATCAACTCTCGTTCTTTCATTACCAGAGTAGTAGTCAACAACCATATTAAGGCGTTTGTTATAAAAATTGCTGAATTTTATTGTGCCTGATTGGGGAATACCAGCATCTAATGGTAAATTTCCTACCTGAGAACCATGTCCTCCCCTATCATCGGCAAAACTATCACTAACACGATAATTACCAAGACTACGCCTGTTGTTTCTTCCGAACTCATTTTCTAGTTGTGAAAAACTAATTCTTCCAGATCCTTGAAGTGCCATATCAGTTATCAGTAGAGGTTATTCCAGGTTGTACCATTGTATCCTTTATGAACATTATTATCTGTGTCATAAACAATCTCACCACCAAGAAGTCCAGTAAATGCTGCTATCTGTGCAGCAGTTACTCTTGGAACTCTCATAAACTCTCTATTTGTGAGATTTGTGATAGAAGCGTATCCAGATCCAACTTGACCAAAGTCAACCGCACAGGAATTAGCAGCATTGATTCTATCAGTAGCAATTCCAATAGTTCCACATACAATATCTGCTTGTGGTGCATTAACACCAGAAACTTGCATAGAGTCAGTTCTTACACCAACTCTTCCGGTACTATCAACAATGAAAGAATTATCACTTGAATTGATTGCTAATTTTCTGTTCAATCCTGTAGGATCTGTACTAATACCAATTTGACCTGATGTTGTTACTTGAGTAACTTTTAGATTATTGAATGATGAAATACCTGCTGATCCGTCTACATTACCAGTGAGATTTCCAGTTACGTTTCCAGTTAAATCTGCTGCAATGGATCCAAGATCCAAGTTTCCATCAATTGTTACATTACCATTAAATGTAGCATCTCCAGTGAATGTAGATATTCCCAGAACACTTAACCTATGAACTGGGTCCGTAAGACCTAATCCTAAGTTTCCTTCATAAGTAAGAGTTGCTAATACATCCGTTTTATAATGCCAGAAGTAAGAACCAGTATCTACACCAACTGTTCCTGCTTGTAGATAATTGTTGATACTTCCATTTCCATAATTAATGAAATCTAAAGATTCTTCATTACTATATGGGAAAGAACTACTACTTCTATTGCCATATTTTATTTGAGCGTTTATTCCTAGATCAGTTTCAGAAGTTCCAATAGTAACACTTGATTCACCCAAGTCACTCCACAATTTAATCCTAGCATTTTTAGGTAAAGTGGTTGTAATACCTGTGGCACCTCTATCAAACGCTCTGTTGATATAGATGTCATTACTACTAGAATTAGTTTCGCCACCAATCGCTATGGATCCTGTCAAATAATCTGTCCCAAGTCCTATGAAGGAACTAACTGTAGCAACACCAACAGTAAGATCTGCAATATCAACATCTGCCGTTGGTGTAAGTGATGTTGCTGTAGTTGCTGTTCCTGTTAAATTACCAGTAACATCACCAGTAATACCACCAATGAAACTTGATGCAGAAACTGCTGCTGCGGTTAAAACGCCTACAATAATATCTGGTGTTCCACTCAAACTTAATGCTGTTGATGCAGTTCCTGTTACATTACCAACCACATCTCCTGTTACATTTCCTGTTACATTTCCAACAATATCACCTGTAAATGATGTTGCAGTAATTACACCAGTAAATGTCAAATCTGATGGCAATCTATCGTTAGGAACAATTGGAAGTCTCTCTGTTCCAATGGTACCATAAGTTATTCTACTTGCATTAAGGTCTTGGAGTTCGGATCCAATACCAACAAATGTTCCAGATGTAGTGATACCAGTAATTAAAACATTACCTACAGAACTTATACCAACACCTGTAGTAAATCCTACTAATGAAGTATCTGCTGACCCACCAATTTGAAAAGTAAATCTAGGATCTATAGTTGCTATACCTACATTTCCTGCTGCATAGATGCTTGTATATCCTAACCCAGCGTCAATGTCAATCCATTGTGATGTTGGCATACCAGAAAGGAATCTAGCATCACCAAAGTAAGTGACAATCCCTGTGACAGAATCAGCAGCGGTAATAATACCACTTGCAATACTCACTCCAGCACCAACTAATTTGGATCCAAGATTAATTGTACCAATTCCAGCAGAGTCATAAACAGTTAATAACTCACTGAAAGATGAAGTCGCACTAGAGAATCCAGAAATTTTAACATTTCCACGAACATCTAGAAGTTCTGTTGGAATCGTAGTCCCAATTCCAACCAGACCCGTCCCATTAACAACTAAATTATCGTCATCTACTTGAACTCCATTGCGAAAGTTGAACTGCTTATTAAAATTCGCCATCTCAGGATGCTTTTCTAGTTATTTAGTTTATCTTCAAGAGAAGAAACTTTATCGGAAAGTTCCTTGATTGCTTCAATCAAAAGTGGAACAAGTTTGTCATACTTAACAGTCAAATACTCATCATTAAATGGTGCGGCAGTAACTGCTTCTGGAAGAACTTTTTCAACTTCCTGTGCAGAAACACCAACAAATCGCTTAGTAGGATTAAATTGACCTCCTTGCTCACTAGCAAACTCATTCCAATTATATGTGAATCCACTCAGAGCATTAACTTTGTCAAGTGCATTAGAAATACCAACCTTATTAGTCTTTAAGCGATCATCAGATGCAAAGGCAGCAATATCACCATCACATTTTAATTCCGCTGCTCCAGTATTAAACCTAATGTTTTGATCCCTCATTAACTGTTGAACTCTTCCACTACCATACGATGAGGGATTCATCATAAGTGACATGTCGTGGTTGGAGAATCCCCTACCATCAGTTCCATAAACTGGTACTTCATTTGCCACATCAGCAGTTCCAGCAAATCTATTTGCCGTAACAGTGCTGCCATCGATAGATACTTGATCAATGGTCGCAGATCCTTGTACATTCAATGTACCATTGATTGTAGTATTATCTAATGTTGTGTTTCCATCAACATTAAGTCCATCAAGTTGTGTAGTTCCATCTACATCAAGGTTACCACTAGCATTAAGATTGCCTGTAACAACTAAGTTATCATCAACTGTTGTTGTTCCACCAGCAGAATCAAGAGTTAATCCACCAGTTGCAGTGTCAATTTCAGTGTCACCACTTACACCAATTCTAATTTCATCAATGTGTGCCTCAGAGAATGGTTTTGCTGCTGTACCAAGATATGCACCCTCATCAGCATCAGGAACAATACCAGTATCAACTCTCACTTCTCCACCTAAAGTGGAGATACCAACAACGTTCAGATTATCCTTAACATCAAGTTCTTGACCGATGATTACATTTTTGCCGATTGCTGCACCACCAGCAACTCTCAATGATGCATTTTTATCTGTTACATCTTCTGCACGATTACTATTTGAAACATCAATTTTACCAGTAACTCTCAAGTCACTATTAAGAATGAGTGGCTTGTTCATTCTTACAGTTCCGTTGAATGTAACGGGACCATCAAACTGCGAAAGAATCTGACCAGATGATCCACCTTCAACTAAGATTCTTTCTTTAAC